GTTGAGCACTGTGTGATTATTGGCCTTGCGAATATTCGAGTTGACCTGACTTATCAGCAGGGGCTCGATCGTATGTTTTCTAGGCAAGGCCGTTTTGATTTCTATTGGCCTGCGTTGGCTCATTTGGGCGAGCAGGAAGTTTTGAATAAGGAGATTTTTGCCGACGGTACGGCGGCGGATGATCTCGTGTTTGGTTATCAAGAGCGCTACGCGGAGTATCGGTACAAGCCTTCAAGGCTGACCGGAATTATGCGTTCTGACGCGACTCTTTCTCTTGATTTCTGGCATGCTGGCCAGGATTTTGCATCGCTTCCTGTTTTGAACGATGTGTTTATTGAGGATGTGCCGCCGATTACTAGGATGTTGGCGGCTCCTGCGCACGAGCATTTTTTGCTCGATGCGTTTTTTGCTTTGAAGTGTGCACGCCCTATGCCGGTTTACTCTGTTCCCGGCTTGATTGACCATTTCTAATGGCTGTTGGAGCTGCGGCTGCAATTGGTGGTGCTGCTGTTGGTGGCGGTGCTGGTTTTGGCACCGCTGTTTATGGCGCCCAGCGAGGTGCTTCCGAGTCTTCTAGGGGGCGTCGGCAGCAGCGTTTGATTCTTCAGAATCAAGTTCAGTGGCGTGTTAACGATTTGAAGGCCGCCGGTTTGAACCCGATTCTTGCCGCCCAGGGTGCTCTGGGCGGTGGGTTCGGCGGCGGTTCTGCTAGTTCTGGCGCGGGTAACGCGCCTGGTGCTGATGTTGCTGGTAGTGCCCGTAAGGGCGCTTTGCTTGCGGAAGAGGTGAAGACTGCTCGTGCTATGCGAGTTCAGGCTGAGGAGCGGGCGAAGCTGGCTCCTAAGCAGGCTTTGGCGGAGCTTTCTAATACTGCTTGGGCTGCCGAGAGTCATCGGCAGCAAGGTTTTTTGACTGATGTCCGACGGCAGTTGGACGAGCTTTCTATTCCCACGGCGCGTATTGGCGCGATGCTTGATACGAATACGATTGGTAAGCGTTCTCGTCAGTGGGATATTTTGAAGAATCGGATTCTTGGTATTCCGATTCGTTTTGGAGGTGGTAAGCGATGAGCGAAATGGTTCCTCCCGCCCCGCGGCGTGAGCGTGTGACCCAGCCGGAAGGCGGTCGTGTGATGACGAAGCAGGCTGATGGCCTGTCGTCGAACATTAACGACCTGGTGCGTCGTTGGATTAGCGGGGGCGTCGTCCCCGTTATGAGGGATCGTCCCCAGTACGGGGATTTTTCGCAGGCGGGTGACTACCTGCATGCGGTTGAAGCGGTGCGTTCGGCGAATGCCGATTTTGCTTTGTTGCCCGCTGATGTGCGTAAGCACGTTGATAACGATCCCGTGAAGTTTCTTGAGATGTGTTTGGACCCAAGCCGTAGGGCTGAGGTCCTGGAGCTTGGTCTTGCCGAGCGTGATATTCCGGCTCAGGCGCCGGCGGTGACCCCGACCGTCACCCCGGTCCCCCCGAGCCGGATCCGCCCCCGAGCTGACGTCGGATTAGCTCGAGGGCGGTGGCCCCCCAGGACGTTCCTGGGGGGCCTTTTTTTGTGCACAGTTGCCCTTACTTGATATTAACTGTGCGGAGTGACACCCTTGGGGTGGAACGACTTGACACAGCCCCTTGGGGCTGTAGTCTTTTTTTTGGAGGTCTGATTAATGCAGCGTCGACGTCGTATGAGCCGAGGATCGAGTAAGCGGAGTTTTAAGAAGGGCACCCGGTACAAGAGCCGGAATACCAGCAACAAGCCTATGCGAGGCGGCTGGAGGCTCTGAGGGTTGCCGTGCTTCAGACCGTTGAAAGCCTATCGCCGGCCTGGTGGCGGCGTTGCTTTCGATTCTAAGGCTGGTTATTCGGACCGGCCGTTAGATTTGCCGTGCGGACAGTGCGGCGGATGCAGGGGCGCCCGGGCTCGGGCTTGGTCCCTGCGTTGTGTTCACGAGGCTGCGCTTCATGCTCAGAACTCGTTTGTGACTCTCACCTATTCCCCCTCAATGCTTCCGGAGGATTCCGGTCTTCATGTGGAGCATTGGCAGAAGTTCGCGAAGCGGCTGCGGAAGCGGATCGGTTCTTTTCGCTTTTTCATGTGTGGAGAATATGGTGAAGAGGATTTGCGTCCTCATTGGCACGCTCTACTTTTTGGCGTGGATTTTTCTGGGGATCGCGTTTTGTTTAAGCCTGGACTCTATACCTCTGAGCTTTTAGCGGAGGTGTGGGGGAAGGGCTTTTGTACTATTGGCGACGTGAGTCGCGAGAGGGCGGAGTATGTCGCCCGTTATTGTTTGAAGAAGGTGAAGCTTTCTAAGGCTTCTCCTGATTCTTTTATCGGTCATTATGACCGTGTAGATCCGAGCACTGGCGAGGTTGTCCAGGTTCGGCCTGAGTTTGCGACGATGTCGCGCCGGCCTGGTGTTGGTTCCGATTGGTTTGATCGGTTTGGCGGGGATGTTTTTCCCGCTGATGAGGTGGTGCACGAGGGGAAGAAGTTTCGTCCTCCTCGTTTTTATGATGAGCGGTTGAGCGATTCTGATCTGGTGTCGGTTAAGGATAAGCGGCGCCGGAGTGTCCGGCGTCGTATTGATGAGCTGTCTCCTGAGCGTCTACGTGTGCGTGAGCGTGTCGCGGATGTTCGGTTGAACAGTTTGAAGCGTAACGCCTTTTAGTTTTTTTGAGGTTTTGATTTTTATGAGAATGATTATTATGGCTGTTTTCGATTCTAAGGCTGAGTCCTATTTGCCGCCTTTTTTTACGCAGACGCGTGGTACTGGAGTTCGCGATTTTTCCCAGGCTGCCGGTACTTCTGATCATCAGTTTCACCGGCATGCTTCCGACTACACTTTGTTCGAGCTTGGCTCGTTTGATTGTTTTACGGGCGTTTTTGAGCCGCATGAGGCGGCGGTGCCCCTTGGAACTGCGTTGCAGTTCGTTGGAGAAGCTTGATGTCTCAAATTGGTAAGGGTAGTAGTTCTCGCTCTAGTCGTCGGACAGAGCATGATTTTGCCCGTATTCCGAGCGCTGAAATTCAGCGCTCTTCTTTTGATCGGTCTTCTAATCTTAAAACTACTATGAATGGTGGTTTGTTGATTCCGATCTTTGTTGATGAGGCTTTGCCGGGTGACACTTTCACCTGTAAGGCAAGCCTTTTTGGACGTCTCTCTACACCGCAGGTTGCGGTGATGGAGAATATTTATCTTGAGACGTTCTTTTTTGCTGTTCCGTTGCGCCTTATTTGGGACGATTTTCAGAAGTTCATGGGCGCCCAGGTGGATCCTGGGGATCCAACGGATTTTCTCGTTCCTCAGATGACTGAGACGGTTGTTGAGAAGACTCTTTCTGATTATATCGGGATTCCCGTTGGGTCTTCACTTGATTTCAATTCTCTTCATCATCGTGCTTATAATCTGATTTGGAACGAGTGGTATAGAGACGAGAATCTTCAGGATTCGATCGTCGTTGATAAGGATGCCGGGCCGGATACGCCCGGCGATTATGTTTTGCAGAGACGCGGTAAGCGTCATGATTATTTCACTTCGTGTCTGCCTTTTGCGCAGAAGGCTACTGCTATGCCTCTGCCGCTTGGTACTGTCGCACCGGTTGTTTCTACTGGTACTGATACGCCTACTTTCGATTTTGATACTGCGACCGACCGTCCGATTATTGCTGCGAATCTTTCTAATGAGCTTTTTCACGAGGGCGGCGGTGTTGCTGGCTCGACTGGTGGTATTTGGAATACGACGTCTCTTGAGGCGGATCTTTCTTCTGCTACGGCTGCGACGATTAATGATTTGCGGCTTGCATTTCAGATGCAGCGCTTGTACGAGCGCGATGCGCGAGGTGGTACGAGGTATACCGAGGTTGTGCGTTCGCACTTTGGTGTTACTTCTCCCGATCAGCGTTTACAGAGACCGGAGTATTTGGGCGGTGGCTCTCAGATGCTCACCGTTAACCCGGTCGTTATGACGCTGAATGTTTCTGATGTTCGGGGTACTGCTCAGACCTTCACTCAGGTGAACTGGGTGAAGTCTTTTGTTGAGCACTGTGTGATTATTGGCCTTGCGAATATTCGAGTTGACCTGACTTATCAGCAGGGGCTCGATCGTATGTTTTCTAGGCAAGGC